TTTTCGGGACGGTATAACGAGAGTCTTGGCATAGTAGTATATTTACCGCTACGATAAATAACAGCATGAGCCAAATAGATCAATCTAAACAACAAGTCTACGATTATTGCAAAGCTATGCTGGGTGACGGCATGATTGACATTGAACTAGACCCAATACATTATCAAACTGCCCTGGATAGAAGCCTAGCGGTATTTCGACAACGCAGTGATAATTCTGTTGAAGAAAGCTATGCGTTTTTAACTCTAAGACAAGATCAAAACGAGTACATTCTTCCTAAAGAAATACAGCAGGTTCGACAGATTTTTAGACGCAGCATTGGTTCTAGAACTGGTAACGGTACAGGCGGCACAGTGTTTGAGCCATTTAACTTGGCCTATACAAATACCTATTTGTTATCATCGACTAATATGGGCGGGTTATTGACCTATGAACTGTTCAGCGGTTATCAAGAGCTGGTAGGAAAAATGTTTGGCTCATTTATTAATTTTACCTGGCAACCGCAAAGCAGAAAACTAATGATACAACAACGTCCTAGAGGCGAGGAAGAAGTGATGTTATGGGTCTACAATACCAAACCAGATTTTGCTATTATTGAAGATACCTATGCAGGGCAGTGGATCAAAGACTATAGTCTGGCCAACTGCAAAATGATGCTGGGACAGGCCCGTGAAAAATTTGCACAAATTGCAGGACCTCAGGGAGGAAGCAGCCTTAATGGTGCTGCAATGAAAGCAGAAGCCACTGCTGAAATGGAAAAATTAATTGACGATTTGATGAAATTAGTTCCCGGTGGCCACGGCTATACTTTTATCATAGGTTGATCTTGATAATATTTTCCTGTATACTTTATACAGTTGGAGAATATTATGATTATTGGTGTGTGTGGATTTATAGGCAGCGGCAAAGATACGGTAGCAGATTATCTACAAAATTTTCACGAATTTCGTAGAGAAAGTTTTGCATCAACTTTAAAAGACGCAGTGGCAGCGGTCTTTGGTTGGGATAGAACACTGCTAGAAGGTCGTACTAAAGAAGCACGTGAGTGGCGGGAGCAAATTGACCCTTGGTGGGCAAAACGTTTAGATATGCCAACCCTAACTCCTAGATGGGTACTACAATATTGGGGTACCGAAGTTTGCCGCAAAGGCTTTCACGATGACATTTGGATTGCTAGCCTAGAAAACAAACTGCGCCTAAGCAAAGATAGTGTGGTTATTAGTGATTGCCGCTTTCCTAACGAAATTTCCAGCATACGCAGCGCCGGCGGAAAAATTGTTTGGGTACAGCGAGGACCATTGCCAGACTGGTACGACCTAGCAGTCGATGCAAATCAAGGGCACAATTATGCTGTACAGGCATTAAAAATGCGTAAGATTCATGCCAGTGAAACAGCCTGGGTAGGCACAGAGTTTGATGCTATTATAGATAACAACGGCACCATAGATGAGCTTTATCAGCAGGCAAAGTTAATAGTCAGCAACGAGATCGCCTTGCTTCCAGACCACACCTTCCTTGCCTAGTATCTGAGCACAATTACAGCATACAGTTTTTAAATTACTATGACGGCAGTTATCTAAATTGCCGTCAACGTGAAATACTCTAAAAACTTCCTTGTGAGGGCTGCGAAACCCACACTTGTCGCATTGATTCTTAATTCGATAGCCTGCTCGTTGCCATCTAGCAATGCCAAATCCTAGACCGTTGGTCATGCAAATTTCACAGAGACTTCGATAATAAGTTCTGTTGTTTTTTTTGTAGTTAACTGCACGGGGTCGTTGCCCGCACCTGCAAAGTGGTCTCATAAATTTATTTACACCTTTTTAGCCCCTTTTCAATAGAGTATAACCAGGGGTTTTTCTATTATGTCGCTAAATATTAGTACATTGATTTAACCCTAGGAGAGAGTCGAATGGCACTAATATCACCAGGAGTAGAGGTAAAAGTAATTGACGAGAGTTTTTATACTCCAGCAGAACCAGGTACGGTTCCGTTAATTGTTGTAGCCACTGCTGAAAACAAATTGAACGGAGCTGGCACAAGCACAGCTTCGGGCACTACCGCAGCCAACGCAGGCAAAGTATTTAAAATTACTAGTCAGAGAGAACTTGTTGACCTATATGGTTCTCCGTTCTTTGAAAAGACAGCTAGTTCTAGTCCAATACACGGCGGCGAAAGAAACGAATACGGATTGCTAGCAGCCTACAGCTTGCTAGGAGTTTCTAATTCTGCATTTATTCTACGTGCAGATATTAATTTAAATGAACTAGAAGGACAGACTGATGCCCCGGGAGCAGAGCCTGCAGACGGTAAATGGTGGGTTGATACTCAAACTACCACGTTTGGGGTTAACGAGTGGAACGGTTCTGCACTAAGCAGTGGCGGTCAAAAATTCACATCTAAAACTCCTTTAGTATTAACTGACGCAGACAGCGATAGCATTGCTGGTTCAGGAGCACCAAAAACTTCTGTAGGATCCGTTGGCGACTATGCTGTGGTATTTGAAACCGCACTTGGTTCAGGGACATATTCTGCAGATAAAGAATTATCTAAACTATACTACAAGAGCGCAGGAAACTCTGCACTAAGTATCACATCAGGTGATTGGGTACTAGTTGGTAGTCCAGAGTGGGCTGCAAGCCATCCAACAATTTACAGCTCTGCTGCAATTACAGCAGTTAGCGGTACAATGATCATCAACGATATTTCTATTACACCTGGTGCTACTCTAGCTTCTTGTGTCAGCAGCATCAATACGCTAATGAACGGTAGTGGAATAACAGCCGTTGGAAAAAACAACAGACTATACATCTACAGTGACGGAACATCCACTGCTACAACTGGTGACTCAACTACTTCCGGTGGCGGCACAGGTGGCATTGTGATTTCTGGTACAGCTTTAGCAGCGATGAATATTGAAGCTGGTACTTATATGTGCCCAGCAATGGCACAACAGCCACATACCAGTGTTCCTTTGTTTAAAAGATCAGACTTTGGATCTACAGTAAATGCTCGTCCTACGGGTTCTCTATGGATTAAGACCACAGAGCCAAACAATGGTGCTCGTTGGAGAGTCAAGCGTTACAATGCAGCAACTGGCGCTTGGGCAGCAAACTCTGCTCCTTTATATGAAACACCACACGCAGCACTTTATTATCTAGATCAGTCAGGTGGCGGTATTAATCTTCCTAAAGATGCATTGTTTGTTCAAACCAATGCCAAAGAGGATGTAGGTTCATACTTAAAAACAACCGGACAATTGAGAGGATTTGGCGAGCTAGATCAAACCTTGGCCACAGCAGTTTTTAGAATTTGGAGAAGAAATGCCAGCGGTGTTAATTCTATCAAATCTAAGATTATTGGAACTGGAACACTATCAGCAATTTCAAGAACATTCACAATTAAGCAGTCAATCACAGGTTCCGAAGATCTAAGCACTGCGGCATCATTTACATTTACTGCGGCAGGCACAGCAGACGATGCGGCTACAATTGCAGGTTTGATCAATGCTGCTTCTTATACTGATGTTAACGGTGATCCAATCACTAATAACGTGCAGGCCAGTGTTACTACCAGCAATGAACTAGTGATTACACACAAAACTGGTGGAGATTTTAGACTAAAAGACACCACTAGCACGGCTATTGGAACTTTGTTCACTGTCTATAATCTTTCAACAGGTGCGGGCACAGCTAACTTCTATAGTTTAACTACTGGAACCTACGGTCTAACAGTTGGTGCAGCTGATACATATCTAGCTTCTCTATGGAAGCCGTTAGCTGTTGATGCTTTTGCTGCCGCTGGAGATGCTCCATTAGATACACCAATGGAAGGACAGTTATGGTACAATCCAAGTTTTGGTGAAGTTGACCTAATGATACACAATGGTAGTACTTGGGTTGGTTACCGCTATGATGGAAGCAGTGGCGAGTCTTTAATTGCCGCACCTTACTATGGCAACGGTACAGACCCAGAAGGTCCTATTATTTCTGCAACTATGCCTGAAAAACAAAGTGACGGTGCAACTAGTTTAGTAACTGGTGATATTTGGATCAGCACAGCTGATTTAGAAAACTTCCCAACTATCTACAAGTTCAACACTGATGCCGGAACTAAATTATCTGCTAAGTGGGTATTGGTTGACAAGACCGATCAAACCACAGAAGAAGGCGTGTTGTTTGCTGACGCTCGTGCTGGTAAAAATGGTGGTACTGCAACTGCAGAGCCAACAGGAACTATCAAAGAATTGTTAAGCAGCGATTTCTTAGACTTTGACGCACCAGATCCAGATCTATATCCAAAAGGGATGTTGTTATGGAACACTCGTAGAAGCGGTGGAAACGTTAAGAAATATAGATCAGGTTATATTGATACCACAGCTGATAATCCACGTTATGTTGATTCAGGCACAGGCAGCGAATACAGCATGGAAGCATACTGGCCAGATCGTTGGACCACAGCTAGTCCTAACAACGAAGACGGGTCTGGCAGCTTTGGCCGCAAGGCACAGAGAAGCACGGTTGTTGCTGCATTGAAGAGTGTACTTGACACTAGCTCAGAAGCACGTGACGAAGAACGCAGAAACTTCAATATTATTGCTTGCCCAGGATATCCTGAAGCACTGAGCAATTTGATTAACTTAAATCTAGATCGTAAAGTTACAGCATTCGTAGTTGGTGATACACCATTACGTTTAAAGAGCGATGCAACAAGCCTAACAACTTGGGGCACCAATGCTAACCTAGCGTTAGATAATAACGATAACGGAATTGTAACCTATGACGAATATGCTGCGGTATGGTATCCAAACGGATTTACCACAGACCTAACAGGTGCTAATGCAGTTGTTCCAGCAAGTCATATGATGTTAAGAACTATTGCACTAAGCGATCAAGTTTCTTATCCTTGGTTTGCTCCAGCAGGAACACGTCGTGGTGGTATTACCAATGCTACAGCAGTTGGTTATATCGATTCTCTAACTGGTGAATTCCAAAGCGTTGCATTGAACAACGGTCAACGAGACACCTTGTATGATTTAAAAGTTAACCCAATTCCATTCTTTGTCGGAACAGGTTTAGTAGCATACGGACAGAAGACTCGTGCTAGAAATGCTAGTGCATTAGATAGAATCAACGTAGCTCGTCTAGTTGTATATCTAAGAAGCCAGCTAACAAAACTAGCTCGTCCTTACATCTTTGAACCAAACGATCAAATCACACGTGATGAGATCAAACAAGCTGTAGAAAGTTTGTTGTTAGAACTTGTAGGTCTAAGAGCTATCTATGACTTTGCAGTAGTCTGCGACGAGAGCAACAACACGCCAAGTAGAATTGACCGTAATGAACTATATGTAGATGTTGCAATTGAACCAACTAAGGCTGTTGAATTCATTTACATACCATTGCGTCTCAAGAATACCGGTGAGATTTAATGAATAAATATAATATCGGAGCATAAGACAATGGCAATTACATCATTAACAAATTACTCGATTAACCCAGCAGGTCCAGGTTCGAACACTGGTATGTTGATGCCAAAACTAAAGTATCGCTTTCGCGTTACTTTGTTAGGTTTTGGCACATCTGCTAGCACCGAACTTACCAAGCAGGTAATGGATGTTACTCGACCAAAAGTTTCTTTCGAAGAAATTCCAATCGAGATTTACAACTCAAAGATCAAACTTGCAGGCAAGTACACCTGGGAAAACATCACTCTAAATCTTAGAGATGATGCCAGCAGTAATGTTATCAAACTAGTAGGTCAACAGATTCAGAAACAATTCGACTTCCATGAACAAGCAAGTGCTCGTTCTGGTATCGACTATAAGTTTACTGTACGTATTGAGATACTCGATGGTGGCAACGGTGCTGCTGCTCCTGTAGTTTTAGAAACCTGGGAGTGCTATGGATGCTTCTTGCAAAACACAGACTACGGTGATCTAAACTACACAACTAACGAACCAGCAACAGTAGCGTTGACCATTGCCTATGACAATGCAATGCACACACCTGATGCAATTGGTGTTGTTGGAATTGGTACAGCCGGAACTGCAAGATCGGCAGCAAGTACTTCCGCAGTAGGAAGCGCAGGCGTATAATTAGTCTTTTGATATTAAAAAAGCTCGATGTATTTCGAGCTTTTTTTACGACTAAATAATTATATGGCCAACAAATTTACAAGATTTATAAACAGTGCGCTTCGAGGACCCAAAGGGGTTGTCTCTAATTTTCAACATGCCACAAGGATTTTTGTTGACAATAACTATCGACTTGCTCCGAGAACTAAGTTTCTTTACTATGTTGTATTTGCTGGAGCAGAAAAAGAAGTTTCATTCTTACTGAAATCTACAGATCTTCCTAAATTTACATTCGATGTTGCTACAAAAAATGTCTACAATCGTAACAAGAAAATTTATAAAAGAATAGACTATGATCCAATTAGTCTTACCTTTCACGACGACAATGCTGGAATGATGCATTCTCTGTATTCAAAATATTATTCTCATTATTCCAGTGACGGCGCTAACAGTCAAGGAAATCATCCCAACTCATTGATTAATTACTCAGGAAATTACGGTATGGGATTTGCAACTCCTGTAAATTTCTTTAGAAAAGTTTCTTTGTACACATTAAGCAGACATAGATTTAATGGCTATGAATTAATGGCACCGAGGATCAAGTCGTGGACACACGGAAATGTAGACTATGCATCAAATGAACCACTAGACAGCAGTATGACCATCGAATATGAAGGTGTAAAATATCTGTCAGGTAGTGTAGCCTATGGAAGTCCCGATGGGTTTGCAAGTTTATCCTATGATGTTGTAGAAAGTCCCAATGTGCTTGGCGGATCGCTAGGACTGGGAAAAGTTCTTGGCCCAATCGGCGATGTGCTAGGCGGCATTGAATCTGTATTTGGTGATGTTACCAAAAAGAATATCTTAAAAAATCCTGGCGGATTTATTACCACAGCAATTTCTCAAATTAACACCTATAAAAATAACGGCGGTAAATTCCCTACCATAGACGGAGTTGTTGGAGAATTAAGAAACCCCGGAAATATTTTAACAGCGGCAAATACAGTTGGTGGTATTGTTGGAGCAAGTTTCCCAAAGGTAGGAGCAGTTTTAGGATCTATTGCTGCTACAACAGCAACTAGAAAAATTTTACAAACACAATCTTCAAATAACAGCTTTCCGCAATCCTCAGGCAGCGCCAATGAAATACCAACAGAGTTTCCATGAGTACCATTAATCTACCATCAGTAACAAAAACAGACAGCGCAGCAGGAACAAAATTATTTTTTGATTCCTATGGTAATCGTCCTTTGGAATTTGGCGCCAATGAAGTTAACGCATCGATAGGATTCTTTTCAAGCAAAGGGTTCACAGAAGAAGCAGCGACAATCACAGCATTGACCATATTAAAACAGGCCAAGATTGACGGTGTTCCTGTTTTTGAAATTCTTGATACTCTTAAAGAACTCAATGGAATACAACTCAGTGGTGTAGTTGCGCAGATTTTAAATAAAAGCAGACCCAATACATCTACACTTGGTTATCGATCAGTAAGTGTGGTTAAAATAAATCAAACCAGAAACATTTTACCATAATGGCTAAATTTGCTCAAGGAAGGTTTGAAATGAAGAACCCAGAAAAGTATGTTGGGACTAAAACACCCTTGGCAAGATCTAGCTGGGAATTTGTTTTTATGCGAATGCTCGACGAACATCAGGGTGTTGAAAAATGGGCATCAGAAAGCATACAAATACCTTATAGAGATCCCCTAACAGGAAAATACACAATCTATGTGCCTGATTTTTTTATTACCTATGTTGATAAAAATGGTGCAAAACACGCAGAAGTTGTAGAAGTAAAACCAGCTAGTCAAACACTGTTAGAAAACGTCGGTAAAAGTGTTTATAATCAACAGCAGTACGTAAAAAATATGGCAAAATGGGAAGCGGCAACTAAATGGTGTAAACAGCAAGGTATTAAATTCCGGGTGGTCAATGAAGAACATATTTTCCATCAAGGTTCAAAACGCTGATAAGTACAACTATGACCAAGAAGCTAGAAGAACTTTTTAATTTAGACGAGAAACACTCTAATCCAATTCCTAAATCTATCAATGAAGATCTAGTAGAAAAAGCCACTGAAGTAAAGACCTTAGACGAAAGTATCGAAGCTGTTAATCAGATTACTAAAGGCCTTCCTCAAATAGCTGAATTAAACGATCTAAATGACGGTGAATTAGATACATTGGCTAATAAAGCAGAAAAAGCCTACGATGATCTAATGGATTTAGGAATGAATGTAGAAGTTAGATACAGCGGTAGAATTTTTGAAGTAGCGGGCACAATGCTTAAAAATGCCATTGATGCAAAAACTGCTAAAATAGATAAAAAATTAAAAGCTGTAGATCTACAATTAAAGAAATTAAAGATTGACAATGACTCTGGAGCAGACCCTAATGACGTTATCAACGGCCAGGGTTATGTAATCACAGATCGAAACGAGCTGCTTAAAAAATTAGGCGGAAAAGCATAAATACTACTATGAAACCTTTTAAAGAATATCTTGCCGAAAGTAAAAAAGTCTACAACTTTAAAGTTAAAGTAGCTGGAGAATTGCCAGAGTCTTTTCAAGAAAACTTAAAAACTGCACTAGATCGTTGCAAGTGTATTAAGTTAGAAAAGCTGAAAACTACTCCAATACAGGCGTTGCCTTTAGACTTTCCTACTATGAAAAATTGTGAAGTTCACGTATTTGAAATTATCTGTGAGTACCCTATAACAAGTCCTGAAATTGTCAACGATGTCAAAACCTTGGGACTAGACGAAGCGTGTTTTCGTGTTAGGGGCAGTAGTGAACCTACAGAAGCTGATCAAGAAACACAAAACGAAATTATTAATCCAAACGGATTACTAACTGATTCTAATTATAAAGAGTCAGTCAATGTAAAACACAAAGATTATTTTGGTGATGATTTTAATAAAGGCTTTTTAAAAGATTTAGAAAAAACATCCAAACAACGTAAAAAAGAACAAACAGGGCCAACAGAATATAAGCTGCCCAAAGCCAAACAGGACAAGTTCGGCCTTAAAAGCGCAATGGGGAGTAAGTAATGGATTTTAATCAACTACTATCAAGAATGAAAGAATTAGACCAACCTGCAGCACAAGAAATGCCGGTTGCAGAGTGTGGTCCTGACATGATGCCACAACAAGGAATGGCTCCTGCTATGAACGATCAGCCTCCTCCTGCACATCCAAGTATGAGCGTTAACCTAAACGCACAGGGAATGGACAATATTGAAAGTTTACTAAAGTTAATGACTAAGGTAAATCCAGATATGATCAATCAGCCTGCCGGCATGACACCTCCAATGCCGTCAATGACTGTAATGCCGTCAATTACACCACCTGGCCCTAGTATTTCCAGCATTGGTGATCTTGGCAACTTGGATGCTGGACCATTAAAAATGCTTCCAGATTTAGACAAAGACGAACCATCGATGGGCGATGTTGACGGTGACGGTGATCATGACATGGATGACCACAAAGCTGAAAAAGAAATCCCAGGTATGGACGATTCTCCAGAACCTAAGAGCGATGAACCCGAAGATGAGGGAGACAGCGAAAAGAAAGAATGGGCCAATGAGCCTGAGGAAGAATATAAAGATACTGACTACATGGTTAACAAACTGTCAGGCGGTATGAATGGTCCTAAAGGCACATATCCTAAAGTAGCAGGTGGCGATAACCCAATGCAACGTATGGAAAGCACAGACCTACGTGCAAGTATCAAGGCTGAACTTGTACAACGTCTAGCAGAAACTAAAAAGAGATAATACATTTTAACTATAAGTTAAACTCAAATAGGCTCTAATGAGCCTATTTTTTTCAGTAAATAGCAATATGGCAAAAAGTTTAGACGGTAATTTAATTAAGAAAGCACACGCACCTCAACGTTACACGTTAGAGGAAGT